ACGCCTTGCCCGAATGGGCAGGCACATCAGACAGTCCTTTGCTTCGCGCAAAGATCATGGAGAAATCAAAGTGAACGACAACATTAAAGCACGGTTAACTTTTGCAGTAACGCTCATGGTCAGCGCTACCCTGTGCCTATCTGTAATTGGCATGGTTTCGGCATTTCTGCTTGGCCTGTGGTCAAAAGAAGTGGACAACGCCGAAATCTTTAAACTACTGTCGCCAGCCTTCCAAACCATCATCGGCGGCTTTATTGGCTTGCTTGCTGGTGTGAAACTGTCCCACGACGAGGAGATCAAGCATGGCCCTTGATCCCGTAACAGCCCTATTTGAAGTTGGCAGCAAAGTCCTAGACCGAATATTGCCTGATCCCGCGCAGCAGGCTGCTGCCAAGCTGGAGTTGCTCAAGCTGCAACAAAACGGTGAACTAGCCCAGATTACGGGGCAAATGGACATTAACAAGATTGAAGCGGCAAGCTCTAGCATTTTTGTCTCCGGCTGGCGGCCTGCCATTGGCTGGGTGTGCGGCGCGGGATTCGCTGTCCAGTTCGTCGTCGGCCCGCTGGCCGAATGGGGCTCGGCCTTGGCCGGTCACCCAGTCAAGTTCCCCACGATGGATACGGGCACCATGATGCCTTTGCTGCTGGGTATGCTGGGGCTAGGTGGTTTGCGTACTGCTGAAAAGTTGGCAGACAAGGCCGCAAAATGACGCCTAATTTTACGTTGGCAGAGCTAACGGCAACCGATCACCGAGAATTTAAAAATGAACCTAACCCTAGTGAGATTGCAAATCTACAGCGCTTGGCTGAGTTGCTGGAACAAGTTAAAGTCGCTATCGGCGGCAAGCCGGTCATGGTTAACAGCGCGTTTAGGAGCAAACAAGTAAATGACGCGGTAGGCAGCAAAGACACCAGCCAACATCGGCTTGGCTGCGCTGCGGACATCCGCGTGCCTGCAATGACGCCAGATCAAGTGGTCAAAGCGGTCATTGCGGCCAAGCTGCCTTTTGACCAGCTAATCCGTGAGTTTGACCGCTGGACGCACATATCGGTGCCCAATGACCCCAAGGGCAAGCCTCGGGGCCAGGTGCTAATCATTGACGCTAAGGGTACTCGCCCGTACTAACTGCATAGCGTCCTTCAGGTCGCCGCGCAGTTGCTCCAAAGCGTCTTGCTGTACCTGTAGGCGTAAATACGCCTCAAGCGCAAATTTGGCTAAAGTTTCGTGATTCCATGCGGCGAAGTTTGGTAGGTCTGACATTTGATTTCTTTGGTCTGGGTTTAGGACAATCTTCTGGCGGTATTACCGCGCACCATACGGCTTGCGGCGGCAATTGTTGCTGGGCCTCTAGCCACCTGTCTATATAAGTATCAGGCATATTTTGCAGCGCAGCATAAATCGTGTCGTGTTTCTTTTCTAACCGCTCGGCTATTTCTTTTGCTGTCAGGCCATCTTGGTACTGACGCAATAGCTGCCTAATTTTTGGGTGACTTGGTTTCATTTGTTTTTATCCTTTAGCTTGGCTTCAATCGCTACCATTAAATCAAGCCACGCAACATCAGCCAACCCTAGTCTTTCTGCAATTTCCAAGGTATCGTCTTTTGTCAACCCTACCCACGGGCGCTGTGGCGGGGCGGTGTAGAGGGCTACTACGTTCCTAAAAACTGGGTGATTTGGTGGTTGTACAAACTGGATTTCATCCCGCCAGCCAAACTCATCACTACATTGATACATCCACGCCACAGGCTCCTGCGCTGGCTGTGTGTGATGCACAAGGTACATCCCGTCTTCATCCAGCGCCGCTGCTTTCTTTGATTGATAGCCTGTCATCACTTCCCCCAAAAAAGTAAGAAAGCAATCCACCCGCACAGCACCACAGCCATCATGGTGAGCAAGGCTTTAAAGGTGTCGGCAAGGTCGTCTATTGGGTCGTTTAACTGCGCGTCTTTGAAGCCATTGGCATACGCATCATTGATTTCCTTGGTGCGCTGCTTGCGTACCGGGCAGTCTGGGCCATTGGTGCATTTTCCATAGTCACAACAAGTCATTTGTACTCTCCTAAACGTGTGTTTAAGCGCTCTATACGGGCCATACTCAGATCGTGGCACGCTTTTGCATACTCGGATGCCGATTCAGCTTCAAGCCTGTCTAAATGGGCTTGTTTAAGTTCGCGTTCAATAACTTCAACTGGCGTCAAATCGCGGTAGTAATCCTTCAAAAACTTAATAAATTTCATGGTAATTTAGCTTCCTTTAGTAGTTCAAGTCTCTCCCGCGCGACGCGCAGGGTGTTGTACCGCTGGTGCATACGCTCCAGTACGGATACTCTTTTAAGCGTATTGCGCTCGTTGTTCAGTAAGCCCAGCACTTCCTCTTCGGTCAGCGTGGGCAGACGGTCATTTAGACTTCGCCAAGTGTTTTTCAATTCGTGTCTCCAGTTTGGCTATCAGGTTGACGCAGCGGTCATACGCCCGGTAGGTGGCGTTCAACTGGCGCGCGCGGGCTTTGAGTTCGGCCTTGGCCGCTTTGAGTTGTGCTTTCAATAACATAATTCCTCCATTGCAATATCAGAAATAGCGCGTTTGTCGTGCAGCGCGGCCCAGATGCGTTCGTCCACCGTCTTATTGGTCAACATCACGTAGCACCACACGTCATGCCGCTGGCCGCTACGATGCAAGCGCCCGATGGTTTGCTCGTACAGTTCGAGCGACCAAGGCAAGGACAGGAAAACGATCCGGCACCCGCCGTACTGGAGGTTGAGCCCGTGGCCTGCTGACTTGGGGTGGACAAACAATAACTCGATGGTGCCTGCGTTCCACCGCTCAATTGCCCGGTCGTCGTCAAGTGTCTGAGCATGGGGGTAACGCCGCTTGAGTTCGGCCAGTTCCTCTTGATAGTTGTAAACAATAAGCGTGTTAGCACGTTGGTTCTCCTCCAGTAATTCATGCAGCCGGTCAAACTTGGCGGTGTCAAACCACACTGGCGTCTGCACCGTCACCCACTTGCCAGGTATATCCGATGGTGTTTGTACGGTGTGGTACACAAACCCGCTGGCAAGTTGCTGCAACTTGCCGGTCACCACAGCCGCGTTGATGGCCGTGATGTCTTGCAGTTTGAAGTCCTTTTTCATGGTGTCGTACGGCTTGCGGTCGTACAAATCGCAGCGCACTTCTACCGTATGAAGCGGAGGCAGCTTGTCGCTATACTCACCTGCGTCCAAGACAAAAGTGGCAGGCTTTATCACGGCCATCACCTTCTCAAGACTGCCCTTACGGGGCATCCATTCGCCAAAGTCGGGGTTAATCAGCACAAAATACTGCTGCTGAAATGCGCCCTTACTGCGGCCCAACAGGCTCTGGTCAACGATCTTGCACTGGCCGAACACATCTTCCAAGCCGTTGCTGGTGAACGAGCCGGTCAGCCCCCAGCGAATCTCGATGGGTGCGAGGAATTTGAGCAAATCTTTGAAGCGCTTGCCGCTGGGATTTTTGAGCCGCGTCAGTTCGTCAAACACCACCGCGTCAAAGGTGCCCGTGGGCAAATTCTCGTAGTTGGTCACCACCACCTGGGCGTTGGACGCCAGCGCAGCAGCCCGCTGCTTGGGCGTGCCCACAGCGACGGCCAGCGTCACGTCGGGTGCCCACTTGGGCTGCTCAACCGGCCAGACGCTGGCGGCGACCCGCTTGGGGGCCAGCACCAGAAAGCGCTTGGCGTGGCCGTCCTTGAGCATGGCCTGCATGGCGGTCAGCGTGATGGCTGTCTTGCCCGCGCCCACAGGGGCGAGGATCATCGCCCTGTCGCGCTCGTACAGGAAGTCAGCCGCCTGCTCTTGATAGGGTCTAAGTTTCAAGGTAAGCCTCTATGAGTGCTTGCGCTGCTTGCGGGACGATGGCGTTGCCGTAGGCGCGCAGGCGTCCCACTCTGGCGGTAGACCCATGAGCCAACGGGAATGTGCCGGATTCAACTGGCCGGTATTTTCCGTCTCGGCAGGAGAGCCAATCACAGTTGTCCCAGAAGTTAACTGCGCCGCCACGTCCAGCGTGTCCGTGCTGATCTTGCCGTCTCTCATACGCCCCCCCCGGTAGCCGCCCTTGTGATCCCGCGTCGATGTCGTCGGCCAACTGGTCAAATTTGCTGCCGCTTGCAAGCCGGGGGCTGGCCCCCTCCGGCTGTCCGGCGGTCGCGGCCCGCCCGTCGTATCGCCCACTATCGGCGTCGGCCAACCTATCCACTTCACCGCATTCGGTAACTCGCGTTTGCCAACGCCCGCTGACCCCCGACTGTCCGACGCGAGTGTCGTCGGCCATAAACCAGAGTCGCTGCCGGATGTGCGGAGCGCCGACGCCCGCAGCAGGGATACCGACCGCCCCGCAGGCGTAATCTTCTCCTTCCAAGTCAGCTTGAACAAGGTCGAGCCAGCCGTGTCTAATCGCTGCTTCAACTTGCTCACCAAAGATAACTGGAGGGCGGCACTCGCGGATGAGATTGAACCAGACAGGCCAGAGATGGCGCTCGTCGGCGGTGCCTTTTTGGTTGCCTGCGGCGCTAAACGGCTGGCATGGGCAACTACCCGTCCAAACAGGTCTACTGTCAGGCCATCCTGATTGACGTAACGCATGACTCCAGACTCCGATACCAGCAAAGAAATGGCATTGGGTGTAGCCTGCAAGGTCGGCGGGTTTAACATCTGTGATACTCCGTTCGTCAACAATTCCGTGGGCGATATGCCCCGCCTCTATGAGATTGCGTAGCCACTGCGCGGCGTACGGGTCAATCTCGTTGTAGTAGTTCATCAATCTGCTCCTTCGTCCATAGACATACATACCTCTGATTGAGCCGCGCCATATCGGCGGCAAACAGTTTTTGTAATTCTGATAACCTACCGCCCTTGGTCTTGAGTTCCACAAACCAAGTGCTGCCGTCAGGCAAGCAAGCTATCCTGTCCGCTACGCACTTGCGCCCCGGTGAGGTGAACTTGTAGGTCTTGCCACCAAGTCGCTCCACCGCCCAGACAAAATGATTTTCTACATCTTTTTCTTTCATGTCAAGAAGTTTAGCACAAAAAGTTGTGGTACAGTTGTGGCTCACAAACACTAAAGGACTCTAAATGCAGCATTCCAGTATCGTCGGCGGTAGCACCGCCAAGAGGGTAATCAACTGCCCTGGCTCTGTGGCCTTAGTCGCCAAGATGCCGCCCAAACCCTCAAGCAAATACGCCGATGAGGGCACGCTCTTACACAACGTCATCGCAGAGATTGTGATGTCAGGCCAAAGTTCTGAGCATTACCTTGGCACCAAGTACGAAGACCAAGTGCTGACCCAAGAACTGATCGACAACAAGCTAAACCCCGCCTTGCGCGCGCTGGACGAGATTGACCCCAAGCAGGAGATGGAAATTGAGGCCGAGACAAGCGTTAATTTCGGTGACCTACTACCTGGTGTGTTCGGTTCAACTGATCTTATCGGTCGCATTGGCACTCGTGCTGTTGTGCTGGATTGGAAATTTGGCGATGGTGTGGCTGTTGAAGTCGAAGAGAATGAGCAACTGATGTTCTACGCCGCTGCGGCCATGCGGACACCAGCCGCTCAGTGGGCCTTCGAGGGCGTGACCGAGATCGAGATGGTCAT